GATAAACTTGCTGCTGCTATGACATCTGCTGAACTTGATGTACTGCCTTCAGATAAAGCTGTTGTTCCTGATAATGTTGAAGAAATTAAATCATTAATCATTGAAGTTCCAGATCCTATAGAAATATCACCAACCATTTTCTTAATTGTTGGTATTGCCATTCTACAATTAGAATAGAATTCAGAATTTAGTTCTGCTATATATTTTGAAAAAAAGCTCTTTTCTGGATTTCTAATGATATTTGTTAAACCAATAAATGCAGAAATTAGTTTCTCAATAAAATTAAATGATCTTTCCAATTTTTTTACACGTCTATAACAATCATCTGATGTCGTAAAGAAACATTTTATTTCTGCAATGTTAAGTTCTTTAAAAACTTCGGACATGAATTCGTTAATAACAGTGTGATACAAACTTGATGTCTGATGCAATATACCTTGGCCCATGCTAAACCTGAATTTGAATCCTTCTTTACCTTTAATTCTTTTAATTAACTTTCCCAAAGTAGATTCTTCATTATAAGACTTAGCAGATAAAAAATGGTCATATACAACATCTGGTACTAACATTGTCTTTTCTGAAACATTTGTGAGCGTGTCCATGAACATTAATCTAGTTTCATGATCTGATATCAAACCTTTATTAACCACTGCAAAAGTACTTAAAATTGTATTCGGTCCCCATCTTGTTTGATCATTCGTATCATCAATTTCATCATGTTTTAATGGTTCTGACATAACTTCAGCAAATTTCTTTGACTTATTTTTATCATTTAAGACATCATTTGGGAATATGCTTGCAGCATCTCTAGACCATTCTTCACAAAATAATGCTCCTATTCTGTAACTGTAATTCAAAATTGATAGATCTCTGTGCCCTACTTGTGGTTTGTCATCTATTCTATTTACATATGGTTCTCTAATATCCTGTAACATATCTAAAGCCTTTAACCCATGTATTGACACATTTTCCAATTCACACAATTTTAATTTGCTTTGCCTTTCTATACCAGATACAATCATGTCAGCTGCTCTACAAGCTCTATTTCCAGCTCTTTCACTACCGTGTCTCATTCCACCTTTCATTGAGCAAGCATCAATCACAGATTTACTTAATGTTTTAGTCTTAGCAGAAAAATTTGCAACTCTGTTTCTTGCAAAACATGATAATGCTATAATCATCACAGGATTAAATTTGAATCTTGCAGGTCCAGCTCTCAACTGAGCAGTCATTTCTGATATTAACAAATCTTTATCTGTTCTTAACCATTTAAGCAATTGCTCATTTGTTTTGTTTAACATTTTATCTTCATTAGCTAAAACTTCTAAATGTTTTGAATTGTAAATATCAAGCTCATTTAGTAAATTATCATAAACCATTGCTGCTCTACCAAGCTTATTTGTATCATTTTTATTAAAAGCAACATAAGAATAACAAGAATTTATAGCTGATTCAAAAGAACAACACTTTGTGTGAACAGTAGGACAATACATTGAGAAATTAGATCCTGTTATCTCACTCATTCTGTTATGCAAAGAATAACATGCTATGGTTTCTGACATTTTCATCATTC